GGCTATGTTGTTTAAATTTTTCTACAGCGTACGAAAGTCCGTTGGACGTTGCGTCTAAATAAACACTGTCAATTTGCTCTACATCTCCCGTCAAAACTATCTTAGTATTTTCACCAACTCTGGTTATTATAGTTTTTAATTCATGCATTGTTAAATTTTGTGCTTCATCAATTATAACAAACGCGTTTGAAATTGACCTTCCACGGATATAAGTAAGCGCTTCTATCTGAATGGTTCCGTCTTCAAAAAACATTTCCATTGACTTTGATTCTCCGTTTAAAAGAAAGTCTATGTTATCTTGAATAGGCATCAGCCATGGGCGCATTTTTTCTTCCATAGTCCCAGGCAAATATCCGATGTCCTTACCTAAAGGCTGAACAGGCCTTGAAACAATAAGTTTTTTAAACATATTTTTTTCTAAAACTTGGTCTAATCCAGCAGCTATAGCTAAAAGTGTTTTACCGCAGCCGGCTTTTCCAACTAAAGTGACGATTGGAATGTCTGGATCGTTTAAAAGGTCGAGAGCGAAGGTCTGCTCTTTGTTTCTCGGTTTTAATCCCCAAACAGCATCTCTGGTTTCTACAACTTTTTCTAGCTTAGACTCATAATTTACAAACCTAGCTAAAGCTGATTTCTTCTCATTTGAACTGGATACCAGCATTATAAACTGATTTGGAAAAAACTTACCGTCTTCTTTATCGAAAGATATATGCTCTCCTTCATAAAATTGGTCTATAAGCTGGTCGTCAACCAGATGTTTTTTAAACCCTGTAAACAAGTGCTTTTCATCAGCAACAACCTTGTTGGTAGCATAATCTTCTGTTTTTATTTCTAAAGAATCACACTTAACTCTCATGTTGATGTCACGAGTAACAAGAATAACTTTTCTTTTCGGATTAATCTTCATCTCGGTTAAAGCTGTTGTGAGAATTTCGTTGTCCGCACTCTCGATGTCGCATCCGATAGGCAGGTCTTCTAAATCATATCCTCTGACTGATAAAATGCCCTTACCGCGTCCTATACGTACACCTTTGTGTAAATTACCCTTGCTTCTTAGATCATCTAGCACTCGAATTATGCTTCTCGCGTTTAAGCCAACACCGTCTTGTCGTTTTTTATGTTTGTCGATCTCATCAAGTACCTTTAAGGGAACAATAATGTCGTTGTTACGAAATTCGTATACGGAGTTAGCATTTGTCAAGAATACATTGGTATCAAGTATATAAGTTTTTTTCATGTTTGCTCGTTCTATTTTCTATTTAAACATAGGATGACAAAATATTTAAAAATTTTTCTTTTATTGCTATCACTTCTGATATTAAATAGTTGCGCAGGACAAACAAACGTAATTAAGTCGATGGCAAATGCTAAAAAATCAATTTTAAAAATAGAAACATGGGCGAGAGTAGGCGAGTGCGACGAAGAATTAATGACATGTGAGGAGCATATGCTTCTTTCAACCGGCACTGGGTCTGTTGTCCTGTACTCAAATCAAAAAGTTGTTTTAACAGCTGCTCATATCTGCGCGCAGGACAAATTTGGTAGAATTCCAAGTCGAGCAATGCAGCAATATTTTAAAGTTATCGATCGAAAGAAAAAAGAATACATTGTCGAGGTTATCAAATATGATTCTGATGATGATATTTGCATCTTAAAAAGCATTACCGGTGATTTAGATCCAACTTTTGTACCTATGAGCTTAAAAGCTCCAGAGTACGCAGAGCAGATATATAACCTCGCTGCTCCAGTCGGTGTAATACAAGAAGAGATGGTACCAGCTTTCGGAGGCTTATTCTTCGGAAAAGCTAAAAACCCGATGTTTGGTAAAAACGAAATTGCTTTCTACAGTATACCGGCGATAGGAGGTTCATCAGGATCTCCAATATTTAATGCTAAAGGAGAGTTAATTGGGATGGTTCACTCTGTCCATTACAGATTCCATCATATAACTCTGTCTGCGACGTACGAAAGGCTTTGGAATTTCTTAAATGTTGAACACACTCAAATAATACAATGCCAGAAGCAGTACCAACGTTAAGAGATCTAACAGAGCCGTATTGTTCTATTTCGATTCGATAGTCGGCTAAATTTAACACTTTCTCGGTTAAACCGCATCCTTCTTCGCCAAATAAGATAAGAGGTGGTTTTTCTAGCTTATTCCAATCAAATTCATGAAGCTTGCAAGTTTTGTCTACGTTGTTGTCGACTGCTATAAACGTATACTTGTTTTTTAATTCTACCAGCCGCTGATGACCGTCATCAAGATAACTAATATCCATATAATGATGTGCGCCGACCGCTCCAC